TCCAAAGAAGATAAAATTATTAAAGAGTATCGGTTTTGAAACATTAGAAACCTGGCTTGCTTTAGATGATGGGGATTTATTTACTCAAATAAAAGCAAAGGCTGTTGGCAAAATCTATAAACCAACTATTTTAAAACCTAGGCCTCATCAAGTAGCAGCTATTAAAAAAACCATAGATCACTTCAAGTCCAATGAACGAGGTAAAATTATTATGCCCTGTGGAACGGGTAAAAGTTTAACTGCATTTTGGATTGCAAAACAGATGGGTGTTAGATCAATTCTAGTTGCCGTTCCAAGTTTAGCCCTACTTCAGCAAACTTTGAAAGTTTGGACTAGAGAGTTTTTAATCAATGGAATTGAACCTGAATGGTTTTGTGTATGTAGTGATGGAACCGTTAAAGATGAACAAGACGACTATGTAACTGATACTGCTGATCTTGGTATTAAAGTTGATACCGATCCAAGTTTAATTAAACAATTTCTAAAGAAAAAGACATCAAAGATAAAAGTAGTGTTCACTACCTACCAATCTGGAAGAGCGACAGCCAAGGGATCAAAAGGATTTATGTATGATTTGGGGATAATGGATGAAGCTCATAAAACAGTTGGTTCTAAAACTAAAGAGATGGCTCATCTTCTTCATCAAAAGAACGTTAAAATTAAAAACCGTATTTTTATGACAGCAACAGAGAGATTATTTAGAGGTGATAGTGATGAGTTTTTATCTATGGATGATCCTAGAGATTATGGATCATTAATCTATGAGTTAAGTTTTAAGGAAGCGATTAATTCAAAGCCACCTATTATTTCTGATTATAAAATAATCACCTTTGGAATAACAACACCAGAAATTGAGGAGATCTATAATTCAAATAAATACCTAGAGATTAAGAAGGTATTAAAAGATATTACAGCAAGAGAGTTTGCTACTGCTATTGCATTAAGAAAAGCAATTAAGAAACTAAAAATTAAGAACGCTATTTCGTTCCATAGATCTATTAAAAGAGCCGATAACTTTAGAGTACAACAAGATCTAATTACAAAGATCTTCCCCTCATATGGAAAGTTAAAATCCTTCCACGTTAGAGGAGATATGCCAACATCAGATAGAGCAATTCAAATGAGAAACTTTGCTGAAGGTGAAGGGTTAATGACTAATGCTAGGTGTTTAACAGAAGGTGTTGATTTACCTGCAATTGATTGTGTAGTGTTCACTGATCCAAAGAGAAGTAAGGTTGATATCGTACAAGCTGCAGGTAGAGCTCTACGATTATTAAAAGGTAAAAAGTTTGGTTACATTCTAATTCCAATATTTATTCCAGATGGAGCTGACTTTAATGAAGCTGCTGAAGAACAAGGGTTTGACGATGTAGCAGTTACTGTTAGAGCATTAGCCACAACAGATAAAAGAATTGTTGAATATTTAAGAGTAATTTCAGAAGGAAAGAAGCCTAAAGGTGGATCTCCAGTTGATGGGTTAACTTCTGTTAACAGCTTGTACAAAGTTGAAGCAGAGGAATTTGATAAAGCTATTAAGCTAAAAGTTTGGGATAAAGTTGCGGTAGGTAATTGGAGAAAATTTGAAAAGGCAAAGGAATTTGCTCAAAAACTTAAACTTAAAAATGCAAAACAATGGTTTGCGTTTTCTGCTTCTGGAAATAGACCAGTTGATATTCCATCAAACCCACATTTAGCTTATCCAAATGAATTTATTAATATTAGTGATTTTCTTGGTACAAAAAATATTTCTACAAATTTGATGCGTTATAAAAATTTTAAAGATGCTAGAAAATTTGCAATATCATTAAATTTGAAAAATAGAAGTGAATGGATCAAATTTTGTAAATCTGGAAAGAAACCAGCTGATATACCCACCAACATAACCAGAACATATAAAAAAGAATTTAAGGGAATGGGAGATTTTTTAGGCACAGGAAATCAAGCTGCACATTTAAGAATTTATATTAACTATAAAGATGCTAAAAAAAAGTTAAAAAAAATGAACATTAAAAGTTCTATGGAGTTTAGAGAATTGGCTAAAAAAAAGAAGATTCCAAAAAATATACCTTCAGCTCCAAGAGCTGTATATGGAAAAAAATTTAAAGGTTGGGGTGATTATTTAGGGAATGGCAATATAGCTGCTAAATTAAAGAAATTTTTAACTTATCATCAGGCAAGAAATTTTTGTATTAAAAAAAAAATTCATTCAGTTACTTTATACAACAAACTTCGAAGAACTAAAAAGATACCAGAGTTATTACCTTCATTGCCAGAACAAACCTATAAAACTCAATGGAAAGGTTGGCCTGATTTTTTAGGCAAGAAAAAGTAATCGTCTACCGTTTCTCAACATAAACTAAAAGAATAGATTTTTTATTTAGTGTCTAGATAGGTTTATATATTGAACCTAATCCTTTACGTAAATCAGGGTCTTCACGTTGATCTATTTCTATAGGTCTAGTTGGAGTAGGAGTAGCTGTTCTAACTTTGATATATTCATCAATTGGTGATGGTTTAATAGATCTTAAAATTTCTCTTACTCTTAAATTTTTTGTATTAGATTGCCTAACTTTTATTTTATCATTTACAGGTCCAACTAATAACTCATCATTTTTAAATTTAGTTAAAGCTCCTGAAGTGTCTCCTTTTTGAAATTTACCTGTCGTATTATTATATTTTAATATTTCTTTTTTCATTTTTTATCCTCCAGGAAAAATTTATTATCCTCTAATATTTGCTTCATACGTTCTTCTATTTCTTGAGGAGATAAATTATCATAATCATCTTTTGATTTAATAATTTGCCTATCAATGTAATAGCCAGCAACTTTTCCTCTTAATTCCTCTGCACGTAAAGCAACACCAACCATTTTATTTTCTTCTGCAATTTTCCCTAAATAGTTAAGCCTTGCCATATGTTTATCAGGATCAATATTATTCTTGATTCTGAAGTCTTCCTGAAGTTTTCCAATATGAGCTACAACGTGAGGAGATATCTTTGGGTTCAATAATTCATAAGCTCTTTGATATGAACTATCTACTGAATAGCCTGCTTTAATTGCACATTCAGTGTTTGATAGATGTTGATTGCCAAATTTAGCCTCAACGTAAAATCTACAAAATCTCTTTTGTAGTTCTGTTAATGGTTTTTCCATTAGCTTCATACAATCCCTCCATTTCTAAAATTTTTATAGTTTTATAAACGTTAGCTTTACTCATACCGTCAGTCTTCTTTGCTTTGAAATAATCTATAATTGCAGTTGCGGTGTAACCATCCTTTAGCAATTGATAAACCTTTCGTTGTGTTTTTGATAACTTTGGAAACAACAACCAAGACCCTGTCGTTCTATTAATAATAGCTGTACGTTCTTTTGAGTGGTGTGTGTTCATATGCTCTCTCCATTTCAAAAAAGAAATTGTCATTTGTGTGTGATTGTCTTCGTATTCTTCAATGACAGTTTTTTCATCAGGGGTTGTGAGCTTCATATCAATATCTATTGAACGTTCTTTAATGTTTGATCCTGATGCTGTCTCACCTGTTTTTGTTGGGTGATGAAGGAACGTGACGTGATAACCTTTGTTTCTTAATTTGCTTAACCATTGCATCATCACAACCCATTCAGCACCTTCTTTTTCTTGCATCACAGTCAGAGCTGTTATGTTATCTAAATAGATAATGGGCTTTATTCCTGTCTGCTTTTCTATCTGTTCAGCAGTTATTTCAACATTTAATCTACCAATTTCATTTGTTAAACTTTCAAAATGCATTTGATTTTGAATTGCTAAAGTTGCAAAAAATATAAAATTCATATTAAGAATTTTATCCTGCATTTCGTAAGCATCCTGAATGTCATTAAGTCTATTTTTAATAGATGCACTATCCATTTCTCCCTCAACGTAAAGCACGGGAGTTTTATGACCATTATGTTTAAAGTTTAAAAAATCATATCCACTTGCAACAGCAGCAGCTTCGTGCAGGGCATACAAAGTTTTACCTGTGCCTGCTTTAGCAAAAATCTGACGTATTTGTTGTTTGGCTAATATGGGATTTAATAGATATTCAGGTTCAGGAAAGTCCCTAACAATAAATTGATGACCATTTAAAAAACTTAATCCTGTAGCAACTATCTTTTTTTCTTTAGGTTCTTGATATTTAATTTCATCAAATCCTTTTAAATTAACCTTAAGAAAATCAGATAACTCTTTTATTCCAAAAGTATCTTCACCCACTTCAAACTTTTGTTGTTGTCGCTTAATACAACCAACTCTATTTTTTACTTCATTGTCATTGGTCAGCTCACAAAGTTTCTCTACGTACTTTATTCTTTGGTCCAAAGTAATATTAGTTTCCCTAGCCAAAGCACCACCTAACCTGAAATAAAAATCATTTCTGTTAGAAATATTCTGTATGTTTTTATAAAGTTCTGAAAAAGCAACAATTAGCCTTACTTCATTTTCAGCAATAGATGGATCGTAAATTGCAGGCTCTACATTATTAATAATAACCCTATCAACACCTGCAATAATTGTTTGAGTTGATGATAAAAGCTCAATTATTTTTCCACCTTTATCAACGGTTCGCGGATAGCTGTAAGGTTTTAGTTGAACGTTGTTAGGTTTTTTATAGATTTTATGTGTTGCAATAACTCTATTACCAACCTTTTTTCCAATCGTTAGGGTAGGTGGCAACATATCTATAAAGTTATGTGCAACAAATGACTTGTCATCAAAGTCGATGTCATAAATTCCACTTTCTTTATGAAAAGCACCAAGCCTATTAGCATCCTGTAGTTCTTGATCAGACCAATCCGTACTCCATTTACCATTTTTACTGACAGGACTTTTATCCTTATGATCGTTGGTTTTATGGACAGGAGTTAAAGCCAATCCATAACTTTTAAATATCTCTACGTTTTCATTAGTAATCATAAATCTAATCCTCCTTTCCAAAAGATTTTTTAAGCAACATATTTACAACTTCACGCTCTGCATCGGTTAAAGATGAAACGGTTTTCCCAAACTCAAAATAGTCTGCTAGGTTTATTTTTTTAGGTTTTGGTTGTTTTGATTTAATGTAATCAGAAAAAAGTATCACCTTTCCTCCCTCTGATAATTCTATACGTTTAAAATAATCATCAGGTTTTGATTGCAACCAATCAATAAAACTTTGTCCTGGCTGCTTTTCTTTTTCAAAGTCCTCTTTAATTGTATCTGCAAGGTTTTGAAAAACATCAAATTCAATTTTTTCAAGATCTGCTAATTGTTCTCTGTTTATTTCTTGACCTTTACGTTCTATGCCAAATAAATTAGATTTTTTCATCAGTTTACCTCCTTAAATGTTGCGTCTTGGCAATCCTGACAAAGTCCTGAAATTAAATATTCGTGAGAACTTTCTTTATCTTTAAATGATTTGATATTTTCCTCGCACCAACTGCATTTATTTTGATTGATGCATTTTCTTAACTCTCTTCGTAGTTTAGTTATATCGGTTAAGATTTTTCTTGTTGTGACTTTTTTATTTTGAACAAAGTCATTATAGAGCTGCTGATTTAGCTCTCTTATTTTATGTGTCATTAACAACACTCCTTTAACATTAAAAAGGACTTCAAGTTAATCTACAGAACTAACAAGAAGTCCTTTTGTTAAAGACTTATTACTAATGATGTAAATGGATATAACTCGATTGAGTTATAATTCAAGGTTAATCAAAAGTAGTAAATCTTTTCCGTAGAAAAAATTGATGTTATTTTTATGGAGTGTCTTGTCTGACCTCGCATAGATTTTAAAGATCTATAAAACTTCTAACTAACCTTATGCATATTTTTCTATATGGGATCAACAGAACATTCACTGAACAATAAAAAAAATTATTTACAAAAAAGACTCATTTTATTTAATTTTTTGTACGGTGAATTACGGTTAATGAATCGTGGATCTATGAATAAGGGGTGATTTGGATAGCCTTCTTTAGTTTCAATAGTGTCTACTTATACATACGAGACTATGAGACTAATAATAATTATATTAAATCTCACAGTCTTAAGTACGTAGATAGACACCTATAAGACTATAAATTAAGTAATTAGGAACATACGTTTAGAGTAGATATCTTGGATAAAAGAGAGATTTTTGATAGGGTAATAGGTAATTATGGAACTTTTAGTAGATATCATAAATTTAGTTAGTTTATTTTTTTAAATAATGTCAAATAATTTTGGAAACTCATCAAGATCAATGGACTTTGGAGAGTCAATTGGCACCTGCTTAAAAAAATATGCTGTGTTTGATGGTAGAGCGAGTAGGAGTGAATTCTGGCCTTATTTTTTTGTTTATATGTTTGGATCATTAATTTTAGATGTAAGCACAGAGGCAACGCAAATGCCAATTATAGGCATTGTTACTTTAATAGTTTCACTTGGCGGAATGTTGCCTATGATATCAGTAGGATGTAGAAGAATGCACGATATTAATAAATCAGGCTGGTTTCAAATGATTCCAATTTACAACTTGATATTATGGTCACAAGAATCATCAGAAGGATCTTTAAATCGTAGATCTAGTTCAACAAAAAGCTCCAATAAGTTAACACATTATAGTTCTGAAAAAAGGGATTTAACTGATGATTTAGAAGAACTTCAAGAATTATATGAAGACGGAACGTTATCAGAAGCTCAATTTAGAAAAGCTAAAAATAAACTATTAAAATAGTTATGATGTTTGGTGTGTTTTTTTCATTTTTAATTACCTTTGGTGGTATTGTTTGGCTTTTATTAATTTTTTTAAAATCGATGAATATTAGTGAAGGCTCAACATTTAAAAAAAGTAAACAAGAATTTAAAAAAGAACCAAAAATTATAAATAATGAAAATATAGATAAAACTTTATCAAGAGATGAAGATTTAGGTGGTAGCCTCAAAAGACTTAAGAAAATGTACAATGATGGTCATCTGACAAAAGTAGAATTTGAAAAAGCTAAAAATAAATTATTAAAATAAAACTTATGAAAAAAGG